TGAGGGCGCGACTCGCGGGGCAGTTGGGGAGGATTCCCCAGTAGCGAGTCGCGGCGTCGAGCAGGGCTAGTGCAGTGACGCCGACGGCATATTGCGCTGTCCCCTGTAAGGAATGCAAGTGCGAGTCGTTGAGCGCCGGCGTGGTATCCCGAATCGCAACAGGTCCCGCCGGGTTTGGCAGGTATGGGTGTCGGGAACCACGGCGGGTTGAGGACCGCGCGCCGGCCTGCTCTCCGACCACCCGTGTGTGCGAGGCACGACGCGTGGTCCTCGTTGACCCCCAAGGTCGATCGTTGAAGGCGGGGCGAGGATGGATGTGGGGCACGCCGCGTCGCGGCGATTGTTGGAAGTCCTCGACGCGCTGCTAGCCGTGGCACTCGGGGCGTGCGCGGCCGGAATGTTGTTCCTGCTTGCCGCGCTCGTCGACGGCCTTACCGCGGGAGCCTGACCGCGCGCTCTGTTCTGGCGACGGCTTGGTGCGGCGGCCCTCGACGTGGTGGCGGCGGGAGAATAACGTGGCTGTCGGCCCGTGGGGTGTTTGGGAGGGAGGCTGGCCGGGCCGACGCCTAATGGAGGGGTGAGAGGATGACACTGTTCGGCGGGAAAAAGCGCGAGCGGCGCTTGGAGGAAGCGGGCGTGGACACCCACGCGGTGCTGGTCTCGTTCGTTGAGGTCGGCCAGCAGAATTTCAGGCCGCTGGTCGACTTGACGTTGCGGATCACACCGGCCGAGGGCAGCGACCCGTTTGAGGTGACGGCCCGGACCCAGGTTGACTTCTCCCAGGTCGGGAACCTCAAGGCCGGCGACGAGTTCTCGGTGCGCTATGACCCCGCGGATCACGACAACTGGACGCTCGGCGACAAGGTCACCAGCGCGGGCACGAACGGCGACGACAGCCTTGAGCGTGCCAGTGCCGGCGACATCGCGGCGGCGGTGCAGGCGACCGGCGACACCGGGCAGCGGCGATCCGCGGCCGACCTATTGGCCAGCGGCCAGCGGATGACCGCGGTCGTTCGCGAGTTTTCTCCATCAGGCAAGACCGTCGGCGACCTGGACCCTGCCCAACCTGATCCTGGCGATCCGGTGTATGTGTTCAAGGCGGAGCTGCCCATCGACGGCTCCAGCCCCATCGAAGCCGTCTTCATGAATCGCGTACCCGAAGCCAAGGTGGCAAGCCTCCGTCTGGGCGCACACATGAGTGTCGCGGTCAACCCGGCGAACCCCAGCCATGAGGTCACGATCGACTGGGCGAACTCACCCCTAGCCGACTGAACCTTCAACCCGGTCGGGCACGCTCGCGGTCGTGCGGGTTGTCACGGTGTCGCGGAAGTAGGCCACTAAGCCCATGTCCCCGGTGAGCACGCTGATCTGAACGCGTCCGCGGGGAGCGCGGTCGCCGAACGCACTAGCGCGTATTCCCCGATATATGGAGCGCGTCGGGCGACTACGCAAACGCCGCGGTGCGCCGCAGCCGATCAGCCATATACGACAGCGCCTCGCGTTCGGTGAGGAAGCACGGCCAGCGCGTGTCGTCACCGCGCCGCCATCCCCACACCCACTGACCACGCAGCGGCCGTTCCTCCAGCTCGAATCCTTGGTCGCGCGCTGCCGCGCGAACGTCCACAGTCGAAGCATCGCGCAAGGGTGCGATGTCTAAACGCAGAACGGCAGATTTATGTGCCCCTGGACGCGCACACCTCCGAGTTGGCCGTGTACTGCGGTCTGGCATTCGAATCGTCGGTGTCGTTACGCGCACCTGCTGATCGGATTGTTGGAGCATGTGATGCCGCCAACCTGTATGGCGCTCAGGCTGTCGGCGGTGAAGTCTCCGGAGAAGGTGCCGCACGTCATCGTGATGGTCGTTGCACTCGCGAACGTAAAGTCCGCCGCGACCGGAACGAGCACGTCACCATCGCCACGCGGCCCCAGAAACACGTTCATGATGTCCAGCACACCATTGGGGGATTGACTGTTGGTGAAGTCAAGGTCACAACTGGCGCGCTGCGTATCTGCATCAAGGTTGTGCAGTTCGGCGAACCCGCGGATCGTGTAACTGCCTGGTGGCACCGCCGCGATGGTCCCGACCGTGGTCTGGACGAAGTTTTGGAGAAAACCGTTATTTGTCTCCAGCGTGCCCTGGTAGACGTGGCTGGGTCCTGCGGGACCGGCCGGTCCGGTTGGACCAGTAGGTCCTATGGCGCCGGGGTCACCTTGGGGGCCTTGTGGGCCGGGGACGCCTTGCGGACCTTGGGCTCCTTGCGGGCCGGTCTGGTTCCAACTCAACGCGGTTTCGCCGGGCGTGCAGCTAGTGGTCGAAGGATCGATCACCTTCAGCGCGCCGCTCTCCTTGTTGTAGCAGCCGTGGATGGTGCCATCGCTGTCGGGGATTAACGCCATCGCGGTGACCGCGCTGCCGATGACGACCACACCAATGACTGTGCCCGCCGCGATGAAAAACTTCTTCGTGAGTCGTGGAACTTCCAGAGACATGGATATCCCCTCCTATCCGTTTTGGTGAGGATCGGGTCCCTCGGTTATGCGCGCGAGACGGCCCCCAACGATCATGCACGGGTTGGTTTCATGCCGGTTTCACGCGGGTGACAGATTGCCAGATATGGAGCGCGCCCGTGTTCGGTGTCGTCGGCGCGGACGGTTTCAGAGGTTTGGTGGTATCGCGTACGGGTCGTCGAGTGGGTCCACGACCGCGGCAAGGCTGATGATCCGCGGTCTTGCTTTCGGGATCTGCGACGCGGCCTCGTAGGCGAGCACGGCGGCGATGCCCCGGTCGATCTTCCCCGCGCCAGCTTTCACGAACACGTAACGGGTACGTCCGTCGGCATCGTCGTCCTTGAGCCGGACTTTGCGGCGCGCCATGTTCGCGATGTGCTGTGCGAGCGCGCTCGTCCCGTCGTGGGTGAGTGTTCCCTCGTTCACCGCGGTGGTGAACCGGTCGCAGGCGGGTGCCATACGGCCCGGCTGGTTCGTCTCGAACGCCAGCACCCGCGTCCCATAGAGCCGCTCCCACTCCTCGATCTCGGACTTCCACAACGGCGGGTCACACAACATGCGCCGCACCCGGTACTGGCCGAACGCTTCGCGCACCGCGGCGTTCACCTCAGACCGCGGGACCGTCCAGCCGCGCGCACCGGGCGGGCGGTCCCAGGCGGCGATCTCGAAGACGTATCCGTCCGCGGTGCAGCCGATGAGCGCGGTGGAATCGTCTGAATAGGAGCCGTCGAAGCCGAGGCCGATCCGTTCGGAGCGTTGCACGACCCGTGATGGGTTCGCCCGCGATGCCCAGAGCCGCGGGTCGATCGCGCGCTGCTCGTCCGGGGTCGCGAGGTTGAGGAAGTAGCGACGGGCGTCCGCGACCGACGTTGCCGGGTCGCGGATCTCGGCAACGATCCGGTCGATACCCCGCCATGTAGCTGCGGGTCCGTAGGCGACCTCGAGCGCGCAGGTGAGCTGCGCGTCGTCGTCCCAATCGAACTCCGCAAGGCCCTCGCGGTGATCGAACAGCAAGCCGCGGTTCAACGTCTCACCTGCCACGATCTGTAACGCGTAGTTGTGCGCGTCCTCGGCGATCGACTGTGCGCCCGGCGCGTACATCGTCGACGTTTCGAGCATCCACGGCTCACCCGCGCGCCGCTTCGTCATGTTGCGGCTAACCGTGCGATGCATCGCGCGCAACTCGGGAAGCGAGTACAAGTGCGTCTCGTCCGCGACCGCGAACGACTCCTTGCCGCCGTCTTTCGAGGCGCTCGACGCCGTACACGGCCGGATCTCGCCACCACCCGCGAGGAAGATGCGTGTCGACGTCTGCGTGTTCCGTCCGATATCCAGCCCACCGAACAGCTCGGGCCAGCGCGTGGCGGCATGGTCAAGCATCACTGCGCAGTTGTCGTACGTGTTGCCGGACTGACCTTCTTCGGTGGCGAGACACCGAATCAGCGGCACATGCACGGCTCGGCCGACCGGCTCACCCGCCTCGAACACGTAACCCCACTCCGAGGTTTCGCCGGCGGCGGCCCAGTGATCGAAACGAACCGGGCCGAGCAGCTCCGCGCAGGCGACCGCGCCCGCCAGCTCCGACTTGGCGCGGCCCTTCGCACGCGAGAACACATCACGGAAGATCAACCGGCGTCCCTTGAGGTCGAGCGCGTACGCGAGCGCGAGATGCGCGCGGATCTCGTCGTCGAACTCGAGCGGATCGGCTTGAATGTCACCTGGACCGTGACAGAGAAACGTTTCGCACCACCGCGCGACCTGCCAGCCGAGCGAGCGCGCTGGGTCCAATCCAACCGGTGCGAGCAAGACACCTGGCGTACCGTCAGGGCGCGTCATCGTTTGCCTCCGAGAGCGACACGCGGTCAACGGTGACGCTCGGGTAATTGGTCTCGTCGTCGTACACGATGCCGACGTCATAGACGAGGGCCTCGTCGACCTCGATGTCTCGGATTTCAATTCGAACGCCCATGGTGCTGCCCGCGATGACCTGCTCAATGCCAACCTGGGGGCTCCGTTCTGACGTGTATGACGACGGCGGACCGACGAACTGCACACGCCGTCTTGGAGCGTCGAGATATGCAAAGTGAAGGAAGTGAGGTACGCCTCGCGGAAGTCGAACTGCGTCAGTGACAGCGCCCTCCCAGGCGACCTTGCCGGACCAGTAGTCGGGATGAGCAACGCCAACCACCGGAGCGATCGCCTGCGCGACAAACTCGCTCGTTTGTCCCTCGTTCCGAACGTACAGAGTCAACTTCAGCACGCTCGGGTCACGAGGCATCGGTTCACCTGCGCGGGGAGCGACAACAAGCTTCAAATCCCTGCGGGCATGGAGTTCGTCGAGCTGCCCCTGCAATGCGTCGCGCTCTGCGACTAAGGCCTCTCGGTACGCCTCTCCTTCGTAGTGAACTTGTGCCGGGGCTGCGACGTAGTAGACACCCGATGCGATGAGCATGTAGACGCCCACCGCAGCGACGGCGATGAGCAACGAGAGCCATCCCGCCCCCAGCACCAACGCAATGACGCCGGAAGCCACGCTGAGGATCAGCGACACGACGACTTGGCCGCGAAAGTGCGCGCTGAGACCTCGCATCGCTCGAGGGCGCACAACGTCGCGGTAATACCCACGCACGACCTTGCGGCTCGCCGACACCACCGGAGCTTAAGCCGACGCGCCTTCGTAACATCATTGAGCGCACCGATCATGTCGACTCTTCGCCAACAGCGGTCGGCAATCCGCGAAGCACCTTCAACGCGCCCGCGCGACCATCCCTCTCTGCAAATGCCGGCGCGGCCGGGGCGGCCGGTTCGTCGACGTCCTGCCAACCGAGCACCTTGCGCGCGTGGGGCGACAACCCGAACCGGTCCTCGAGCTGGCGCAACTCGGCGAGCAGCTTCACATCGTCGGTTTTCGTGGCCGCGAGTTCGACAACCCGCGTGAGCGCCCCACGGTCAACGTCACGCCACCGTGAAGCCTCCGGAGCACGCCACAACGCCCGCCACAGCGCCGCTTCCGTGTCGTTTAGCGCCCGGATCGGCTTCGGAATCGACGCCTTGCGCGAAGTACTCAGCGCGTTCGTCGACGTGTTCGCGCGGTTGCGTCGCTGCGCTTCAGGCTTCGCAGGCCGCCCGCCACCAGCACCGCGAGTCACGACACGCCTCGAAAAACTCGAAGACCGCGCCCAACCTCGAAGTTTCGTGCGGAAAATCTGAAGTTTCGTACACACAGCGAGTCGCCCATGCGGGTCACGGGGGTGCCTCGTTCAAGTTGAACCCCCCCTACCGGGTGCGGGATCGTGCTTGGCTTTCTCGTTGCACGATCGGCAGGCGACGATCCATCCCGCGGCCGGATCGCCGTCGATGACGTGTGCCGCTACCCAGGGAGTGCCGGGGTACAGGGTCGTTCCGCACCCGTACGCGCAAGGTGTCGGGAGCGTTCGTGCGAGGCGAGCGCGCGCGCGCTGGTGTGCAGCGCCGTAGCCGCGTTGCGGCGTGGTCTTACGGCAGCGGGCGCAGCGACTCGCGCTGGTGGGCGTGTGGCACTCGAGGCAGGGTCGAAGCATGGTCGCTGCCCGTCACCGTCGCCGCGCCTGGCGAAGGCGCGACGCGTGCGCCCGTGCCAGGTAGAGATCCAGCGGGCCACCGCCGCGCCGTTTGTTGTTCTTGACGATCGTGGTGCGGACGCCCTTGGACATGGCGTCGACGCGTGCTTTGCGTTCGCGCAACGGCAACGGTCGGGTCAGGTTGGCGGGCCGCTGTTCGGGTGTCCCGGTCGGTTTCTTGAAGAGCTTGACCCAGAACCGTTGCGCTTGGTCGTTGGTTTTGAAGGTGCGCTGGTGGAACTCGCCCGTGTCGTCGTCCCAGCGCACGCTCCACTGGGTGGCGGGTGTCGGGACACGTTCGTTCGTGCGCTGATTGATCGTGAAGACGGTCGGTTCGAGACGGATATGTGTCGGCATCGGTGTTTAGCCTTTCTGGAAGAGTGGGGGTTGCGGGCGCAGGCGGGTCTGGGGCGAGGAGTGGCGCCTGGCCACCTTCGGGCCGCCCACGCACCGTCAACTCCTACGGCAAGGTGTTTGTGCGCGGCGGTTGCCGTTCACGCCCGCAACCCAAACCTCATCGGACTCTGCTCGCGAGCGCGAGCGCGCGTGCTTTGGTCTGATACAGCCCGAGATTCGACGCTGCGTGACGCGGCCGCTCGGGCGGCGCCATCGCGTCGCCTACGACGAAGGTGGTGGCTGGATTCGCGGGCTGCGTGACGACCGAGACGTCGCCCCGGTGAAGATCTACCTCGTTGATCCACCGGTGGTCGCGGTCCTCGTTCCAGGTCTGATCCTTCACGATGAACGCGAACGACATGTGTGTGACGAGCCCACGCGTGGTCTTGGCGGCGAGGCGCTGCACGTCGGGATCGTCCATCGCGAGATCGGCGGTCACCGCCAAGCCGCGCTCATCCTCGGCGAGTCGCAGCGATCCGCCCACCGTGCGGGCCAGGGGGAGCCCTTCATGGTTGATGAGCAACGACACGTCAGGATTCGACGCCAGCGTCCGAGCGAACGCGCCGCGGCGCACCACTTCCACGAACCAGCCCAGGTCATAGGGGATCTCGGTCACCGACGCATGCCCGGTCAACTGCAGCATCCCGGTCCGAACCTCGCGCAGCGCGAACGGCGCCGCGCTACGGACCTCGAGCCGGGTCGCCGGCATCGTCATTGCCGGCCCGCCTCGTCGATCCCGCGGCGCGAGGCGCGACTGCGAACCGATCGCACAATGCGGGTCACGGCACCGCGTGAGAGTTGCGCGGCGAGTGCCTTGCGGCGGGTAAGCGGCAGCGCTGCGGTCGGCCGGTGTGGCCGTCGTTCGGTGACTTCAAACGGTTCCATCGGGCGTCCCTTCCCGCGCCCCCCGTGACAGTGTTGCGAGTCGCTCGCGCAGATCCTCGATCCGTCCGGTTTGCCCGGCGACCTGGCGTTGGAGCGCGGCGATGTGGTGCGCTGTCGCCGCGAGGTCGCGGGCAGCGGTCGCGACCTCGGCCGCGTTCTCCGGTGTCTCGAGCAGCGCGGCAAGCCGGTGCGCGCGGATCTCGGCGAGTCCGTCTTTGAGTTGGCGTTCCATGTCTCGCTGCGCGTTCCGCGCATCGCGAATCGCCCGCTCGATGTGCTCTCGGGCCTCGGTGCGGATCTCTTCGGCGTACTGGTCGAAAAACGCCTCGGTCATCACCACGCCCGACGCCAGGTCGCGCACCCAGCCGGGCGGCAACTCGACCGACAGGTGACCACCAGGAAACGCACCGCCCAGGACAATGCCGCCCTGTCGCCGCGCACGCTCCACCATTTCTGTGTACTTACCCAACGTCATCACTTCCTTGTTCGAGTGTGTGTGTTCGTGTTCCGGCCCTAAAGGGCCGGGAACACGGGAACACGTGTACCGGGAACACCGTGGGAACACGGTGGAACACGTGAGCCCGTTGTGTTGCAATGGGTCGCGTGCGCGGCCGGGAACGCGAGACTGCGTTTTCGGCCGGGAACACGATGGAACACGTGGCTGACCTGGTCTTTTTCACGGTTGGCTGTTCTCGTCAGCGCGGAAGGGCCGAACACTCCGGTAGCGAACCTCGCGTCCTTCTTGTACACGCGTGACGTATCCCTCGTTGATGAGCAGCTCGACCGCGAGTGGTTGGATTTCGGTGCGGCCGTTGGCTGCGGTACGCAGCGCACGGGTGTTCAACTCGCCGTGTTCCTCGAGCGCGCGGGAGACGCTTTCCATGATGTGCGTCGGTCGGAACGGAGCAGTCGGGTCGCGTGGTTCTGGGGCGCGCAGGTCGATCCCGACCATGTCGAGGTTCGGCACGACGTGGACCTCGGCGACGGGTTCACCGATACTGAACGTCCCGAAGCGGTCTTTGGCGCAGCTGAGTTTGACGCTTCCTGCCAGGTCACGGGAGAACGCCTTGACCGTTTTCACTGAGTAGCTGACATCGACGAGTTGCAGCTTGGCGCCAGCGCCACGCGCTCCGCGTACACGGGTCGTGCTGTCCTTGGTCATGTGGTCGATGCATACGAGCGCGGCACCGTTGACCGTGAGCGGGCGGGCGAACGTCTCGTAGAACGCGGCGACGTCGGCGTTGGAGTTGTCGTCGTAGCCGTTCCGGATCAGCGCGGGGAGCATGGCGTCGAGCCCCACGAACGTGACACCCATGTCGGTGAACTGTTCGCCGAGCGCCGCTACCGTCTGGGGGTTCGTTTTTCCTGGGAGGTTGTGGTACGCGACTCGCGATTCGTCTGCGATGACGTCGCCGCGGACCTTGAGGCAGCGCAGCCGTTCGACGAAGGTTTGCGCGGTTCCTTCGTAGTCGAGGAACGCGAACGCGCCTCCGGTGCGTAGGGTTTCCGCGCCGGCGTGGAGCACGAGCCAGGTCTTGGCGGTGCCGGGTTCGCCGTGCAGGTCGTGGAGCGCCCCCGGATAGAACAGTCCGTTGCCATCGTCGCGCCAGACGATGCTGGGCCGCGCGGGTGGTTGTTCTCCGCGTACGACCGGGCCGAGGTCGACACGGCCGAGGTCGACCGGTCCGCTGAAACGTGTGTCGGTGTCTGCGATCGCGACGTCGAGCGCGGATATCACTTCGTCGCCTGCAACGGGTGGCGTTGCCCGGCTCGCAGCCCGCCACGGATCGTTGCGGTCGCTTCCCGGCGCGGGAGACCTGACTGGTGGGCGGCTTCCTCGAGCGCGTTCGTCGCGGCGGTCTCGTCGAGCAGTCCGGCACCGACCACCTGGCCGTACCGGAACGCCGAACGGGACAGTGTGTTGTTTCGTTCGCCGGGTTGCGCGTGGGCGGCATCGTCGTAGGCGCCACGTAACAGGGCTTGCACGTATGCCTTCTCTCTGTTCGGCGTTTGGCGGTTCGCGACTCGGGTCGCGGCCCCGGAACGTGGTGGCGGTTCGTCCCACCTGCGATCGTGAGGACGGGCTGGCTGGACCGTGTGCCAGTCGAAGACGTGATGACCGTGCGCGTCCAACAACGGGAGCACGACCGCCGTCGCGCGGTTCACGCTGAGGCGGGCGGGATGGCGGAGCGACCAGCTGACCCGCTGTTCATGACGATCGTCAGCGGGCGGCGTCGCCATCGCGGGTTGTCTCCAGCGATTCGATGTATTCGAAGAGCGCCCACTGAGGGACGAGCCGCCGAGCACCAATCTGCACCGACCTCAGCTCGCCGCGGTCAAGGACCCGGTAGAGACTCGCCCGAGAAATGTTGAGCGCCTGGGAAGCTTGTTGAACGTTGAGCAACATCGGGCCGCGCATAAATCAACCTCTTTCGATTTTCGATAACGGCGGGAGAATTGGCACAGCCCCGGCGCGCCTTCGACGGGCATTCCGGGGCTGTGCTTAGTGTCCGTTCGGCGGCTGGAGAGCCTCCCCGCGTCGGACACGAACCAGGACGTGAAACCGTCCCCTATCTACTACCTGTGAACGTCCACAGCGCGGTTACAGAATCGCGTTTTTGCAGGTCAGGTGGGGTATGCGGGGTGCCAGCGGCGGTGCAGGCCGCACACCACACACGTCGAGCCCGACCCGTCGTTTTTGAATGCGTGGCGCGGAACCGGCGGAACTCTGAGCACGGTGTCGCCGTTCCACTGCATCATCCACTGCACCGGAACGTCGTCGCCGTCCACGACGAAGTCGTCCTCGGCGAACGTGTCCTCCTCGCCGAAATCGAGGACATCACCGCACTCCTGTTCGTCGCCCCGGTCGTTGTCGTCGCCCATTGTGAACGTCTCGGGGATCGGGTCGTAGCCCTTCTTGTTGCGCTTCCTCGCACAGTCCTTGCAGCGCCGCCGGGTGTTCAACGCTTTGCAGCGCGTGCCGGAGGCACACTTTTCGCTGTATCTGATGTACTCGTCGCCCCACGTCACGCGATAGGGACCCGGCTGCAAGCACTCCTGGTCCTTCCGGCAACCCACGCACTGATGACTTAACCAAAGGTCGCGCTCGGCGTCCTCGCGCTGGTGTTCGGCTCGCCGATGCAGCTCCCAATATTCGGCGTCGTCCTCTGGAAACCATGGACCGAGAGCGTCGGGGTGCTGCTCGACCAACCACCGCGGACGCTCGCGCTCATTGCGCCGCAAGTACTCGGCGCACGCCGCGTGACGGTTGTTGACGATCCGGTCCTCGTTGATGAACGGCCGGCCGCAGTTCGGATTGACGCAATACGCGAGTTTGGGTTCTCGCGGTATCGGCTTCGCGGGCGGTCGCTTTTGCGCCGCGTAGTATTCCTCTTTCGTCAGCGTGACGGTTTCGACCGTGGTGCTTCCGTCACCGAGGAGTACTTGCTTCTTCGGGAGCGCTTCGCCTTCCGCGCCACCAGGAATCGGAGCCGGCTTCCGTTTCTCCGACTCGACTGCCGTCTTATCGACCGCACCCGCGGGTGTCTTCTGCCACCGCTTCGTCGCGCGCTGCACCGGTGACTGTTTGCGGGCGGCGCGATGCTTCCGCTTGTTTCGGGCTGTCACCGCGGCTCTCCAGAACGACACGGGTGTAGTTACAGGCACGTTAGCCGCGTTCGGCGTCTTCCGCCACTGGTTCCGCGTCCCGCGAAAATCCCGCGAGACCTGCACAACTCGTGCCGTCTCAGCGTGTCACACGGTTGTATTTCCGCAGGTCAGGCGCGCTTCGAGCGACACGCTGAGACACCATGAGCGGCCTAATTCTCTTCTACTGGGAAGAGCTCGAGTGGTTCTGGGCACTGCAACAGGATCGACGCACCGTGCTCTTCCTTCCCGACACGACCGTCGTGCACGGCGGCGG